CTCGTTTTCCTGTTTCCCCTGTACCACCAGTATCAACTGCTGCGGCTTTCAGATTCTGCTTACGAGTCGCTTCACCAGCGTCACTCGTTTGCTTAGTCCGAACACCTTTCAATTGCTTGTAGGTACTCAACAATTCATTGGCGCTATCATAGTCAAACTCACCATCTGCCTTAGCATAAAGCCCAAGGCGAATAGGTGAAGATTTCACCCAATCAACAAACTCTTGGTCTTGAACAATCTGAGTAAAATCAGGATGTTCAGTAGTAAGTTTCTGCTGAATCTGCATCTTTTTGAACTCTAGACTAGCTTGTCTAGCCGCAAGTACATCTGGATGTTTATCAATAGTGTTCTGAACTGCCTTTTTTGGGTCTTCAAAAAAATCAATTTCAGGCTCAACCTCTGCATTTTGTCGATTGCCAGAGAGATTTTGCTTAATCAACTCATCTGCTAATTTGCGTACCTCACCCACCTCTTGAGCCTGTTTACCAATCAACTTTTCAGCTTCTTGGTGCATCTTGATGATGTCTGACAGTTCTTTACCCCGATATTTATCGGGAACATCAGCATTCATCGACTCAACAGTGGACTCCAGTTTCTGCTTTTCAACAGCTTGAATTTCACCTAGCATCTCATCATCGTTATCTAACAACATACAGTTTCCTTTTCCTGCCCACACTGGGTTTTAGGAGATTACACATGGACTCGACAAAAGTTTATGAGTCCGACTTCAATTCTGCCGCCAACTTTTCCCGATGTTTTCGGTCAAATTGATGGGCTGATGTAGGAAAATGTCCACTCCAACCCTCCAACTTGATGTTGGGCGCAGAAATGATTCGGTGACTTACCGAACCACAATCACACTGGACATTGACCGCCTCATAATCAGCCAGTTTTTCAGTGCGATGCCCGTTTTCACAGGCAAATTCATACATTCTTTTCATTCAATTCCTCATAAGCCTTTTCGCTGACCTCTTTCAAGGTTTTTAGCCAAGTCAAGATGGAAAGTTCACCTTTTTTGAACATCAAGGTCTTTTCATCAGGAATAACGCTTATATTATTGAGTGACTCTATCATATTGTCAATATCAATAGTTAATTCTTTCCAACCATCCATTGCCATCATGGAAAATCGATCTGAATAGTATTTGTCAAGTTCTGGGGTCATAGTAGTCATCCAAGTAATCTGCTAATTTTCTTAATGTTTCAGAATTATCCTTGACATTTCCTAATGCCATATTACAAGATTGACAAATTAAACCTCTGAATGTATTGTTTTTATGGCAATGATCTACAACCAATCTTGTAAATTGCCCATCACTTGCTTCTGATTTACAAACTTTACATTTATTATCTTGATCCAAAGACATTTTATTGTATTCATTTTGAGAAACGCCGTAATTTCTTTTATAATGCGAATCTCTGCCATATACTTCATAATGACACTTTTTACAATGTTTGTAATAACCATCTTTATATCGAATATTTTTTAAAAATTCATCAAATGGTTTTTTTTCATAGCATAAAGTACACAACTTATTTGTGATTTCAGTTTCAGAAAATTCTAATTTAAAAGAATCGTCTTCGTAATACTTTTGTAGTTCAGGTGTCATACGTCAGTTGCGCCAGCGTACTGGGTAAAGCCTTTGAGAACGCCATAAATGGCAGGAATCAAGTCACCTTTTAAGTCCTCAATGGCAATGTAGTGGGCATCCTCACGAATGGTTTGCATATTGCCGTGTCTGGCATCTTCAGTTGCGTGAATAGCTACTTGCACTTGAATCTGGTCTTTTGTGCCGTAGAAATTAGTAATTCGGGCATAGGCGGTGCTTGTTGCCTGACCTGTGGTTGGATTGATTGCTGTAATTTTGAGTGCCATGTTTACCCCTTAATAAGTCATTTCGGTTGTGCGGATTTGTGCAACCCACCTGATTGTTGTTGATGCTTGACCAGTTACTGTTATTTTTAACGCCGCATTCGTAGTATCTGCCGTTACCGCTACCGACCATGTTGATGCCCCCGCATCAGCATATAAAGATGTTACTGTAGGAGTGCCTACCAATGCCGTAGATGCCGCAGTTGTGGCTCGTTTGATAACACCTTCAATAGACCAACCTTTTGCGTCTCCTGCCGCTGTTACTCCAGCAATTATCTCGCCCTTAAAAAAGTAAGCTGAATTTACAGGTAAAGCTACTTGATTTGTGGCGGAGGCGGCTGAAGTATTGCTTCTTAATACAGTAGCTGTTGCATCAGTTGTTGCTACAGCAAGAACAAGTAATGCCCCTTGAGATACACCAGCAGATGCCGCTATGGGTGAATTACAAGCAGGAAAAACAGCGTATCCAATTATTGACCTACTTGTGCCATATTGACCACCAGCTATTGTTGAATAGTTTGCATTTGAAAGATTTTGGTTTCCAAATGATACGGACGTTGTGCCTGATGCAGTACTACTATTTCCACCAGCAACTGCACCATTTCCACTTGCAGTACTTGTTGCTCCACCAACTACAGTTGAGTTAGCGTTAGATGCTGTATTGTTTTGCCCACCTGATACAGTAGATGTAGTGCCACTAGCAACTTGTGCGGCTGCTGCTCTTATAGTTTGCCAATCAGTTGCATTAGCACCTCTAGCATTACCGCCAGTAGCTGCAGAATCAGTTTTTTGTGCTTGTAATGCACCTGTACCCAAAGGCTGAAGAACTAAAGGCGTATTTGTTCCACCAGTAGCTTTTACTTGAGGATATGAAGCATCACCAACAATTTGAATAGACGTTGTTGATCCAGTAGCTAAACTTGCTGTGCCAGTTGATTCAAGGGTTGTGAATTTACCAGTAGATGCTGTTGTAGCACCCACCGCACCATTGTCCAAAGTAACTGCAGTTAACCCACTAACAGTTGAACCAAGTGCTTGAGAAGTTGCACCAAACGTAATTGTTGAATTACTTAACTTTGCATTTGCAATAGAACCCGCCAACATTGTGTTGGTGACTGTTCCTGTGTCAGTTGTATATACACCATTGGTTACTGTTGCCGCATTACCACCAATAGACAAATTCGCCACTGCGGTTGTTGATGCAACTGTAAATGGTGCAGTGCCTGTTGCTACTGTGGATGTAACTGTTGTGAATCTACCTGTGCTTGCAGTTGTACCACCAATGGCAGGGGGAGATGCTAAATATGTGCTAAATCCTGTACCACTAACAGTAGATGATGCGCTTAATGTGGTGAATGCGCCTGTATTTGCGGCAGTATTACCAATTGTAGGAGGTGAAGATAAATCTAGCGTACCACCTAAAGTAAGATTTCCAGAAGTAGTAACTGTGCCTGATAAGGAAATGCCATTTACTGTACCTGTACCGCCTACTGATGTAACAGTTCCAGAACCACTTGATACTGTAGCCCATGAAAGTGCAGAGCCATCAGTCTTTAGATATTTACCTGAGTTCCCTGTTTGACTAGGCAAAACAGTACCAGCACCACCAGAAGTAACTAACTTAATCTTTTCAGCCAAGTCAGGAGCAACAACTTCACCAACATTTAGTTCTTTGCCAGTGGATAAAGTGATAATTAGTGAACCATCAAAGTCAATCTTGGCATCAACAACTGATATACCATCTACGCCATCTTTACCATCTCGACCATTGACACCATCTCGACCATCTTTACCATCTACGCCTTGCCGACCATCTAATCCACGTTCACCCTTATCGCCTTTTTCACCTTTTTCAGGCACAAAATCAGCAATACGATTGACTTGAGCATCAACTTTTTCTTGCATTACCTTGATAGCCTCAACAATCAAGTCAACATTCTCTTGAACAGCATCTTCTTCTTGCTGTTGCATTGCAACAAGAGTCTCCTCAACCTGAGTCAAGGCGGCTAACTTCTCATCAAATGTCAATGCATCTGATTCAATACTGAGAATAAGTTCCCGAATATTAGCCATTGTTCTTTAATCCAGTATTTAGCTTGTTCAAAAAGTCATGTTTGATCTGCATACTTGCATTTTGCTTATCTGCCATCTGCAACTCGACAATTTTTGCCTTGTTTTTAATGTCAGATTCTTTAAGCATCAATTCAGCAATCTTAACCCTCTTATCAAACTCTTTTGAGGCTAAATCGTCTTGATTCGGCAAATTATTGGTTGTTGATGCAATAACTTTGGCTTGAACTTCTTGTGGAATATACTGAGCTTCAACCATTTTCTTGGTTGCATCAGCACGATTCTGTTCTGCTTGAGTTGTAACCAGTGCAATCTGTGCTTGAGCAGACTGCATTGCCAACTGAGCCTGAGCCTGTTGCATTTGAATTGCTTGTGGATCAGGTTGAGCCATTTTGTCCAACTGAGCAATCAATTCCATGCGGTTACTCAGACTGCTATTGCTAATAATTCCCTTTAAAATCAACGGCAAAACGGGTGTATCAGGGCCAAGTGTCTGCAACAAACCAATAAACTGCTGTTGCTCATACTCACGAGCAATAATTCCCAAAGTTGCCGTAGGAATGAAGTTCATATCCACAGAGGGATAGCGATTTGGATCGAACTGCATATAACGAAATGCAGCTTTTTTGATAAACGGAATAAGGAAATCTTCTTGGAAGTTTGTCAGTGTACGTTTGTATTTTTTAATAATGGACGCAACCGCCATGGACATACCGCCTTGACCACCATCACGACTAACTTGGCTAACCATTCCGTTAGAGTCCAGAGTTGCAGTGGCTTGAAGCAACATACGCTCAAATTCTTTGGCAGTAGCAAGATTATTGCCATCAGTCTGTCCAAACTTGAACGGATACAAAATCTCGCTAGGTGCGCCATTGGTAAGAATGGCTTTGCCGGGCTTGACTTCAAACTTAGCACCACGAGGCAAACGAGTTGCATCCATAGCAATCATTGGGCTTGTAGTCAGTGCCAATGAATCCAAGTGGCTGCGGATTTGAGCATCCATAGCCTTTTGCATATTGTAGGCTTTCTCAACTGTGCCACGACCCAATAAACGATTAGGGACAGTGTCATCCTGATAACTCAGGATTGGTCTGTCTTTCATCATGTAAGGACTTTCTTCGGCCTTGAGCAACAAACCGTCATTGGCAATCACTACAATTGCTTCAACTAAGTCTGCGTAATCAGAGGCTTCTGAACTTTCAGGGAACAGATCAACCATTTCCTGATTTTCTTTTAAATTTTGTAGGTGTTCACGAGGCACAAGACCGTAGTAGGTCAGCAATTTGACTTTTTGATCTTGGAACATCTGGATTTCTTGGGTTGCTTCCAAATCTTCATCAGATGCAACAATGCCAATGTCCACCTTGCGGTATACACCAGATTCAATACCAGCCACAATCTTGTGAATAGAGATAAACTTCTCAACTGCTACACCCATACAGTCATCAATGCTTGTTCCATTCGGATCAAACAAGAAATTCTTAGGGTTAATTGGCATGATCTTGACAGCAATCCTGTCTCTCTCGATCACACCGATGGCTGCTTGTCCCTGTTGACCGGGAATTGGCTGAGTTGATGGGATATATTCTTTTTCTGTCTTGACAACGATCTCACCGATGCCAGTGCCATAGATTTCAGCCATCAACTCGATCTGGTCGATAGATTTTCTAATTTTGTCTTTTTTGAAGTCTTCCATTAGTTGAGCTTTAATGATCTCAACATCAATTGGATTACCGTTTACATCTTGGATATTGTCTTCAATATCAAAAAAGTCGCCTTGACCAAAGATTGCCTCCATAATCTCAGCGTGGCGAGTCTCTACTGCTTGCTGAGTTCCGGGAGTGATGATTCGGCTACGCTCTGATTCACGAGTTTTATCGTCTTCAGCCCATTGACCACGGAAAATTCGTTCATACTCTTCCCAATCTGAGAGGAAGTTGGTATCCCGATAGTTTCTCCACCGATCACAGTGGTCAATAACAAATTTTGTTAATTCCTTATCAGCCTCTGTAGGCTCGTCAAATTGATTTTCTTGCATATCTGCCATTTAAAACCCCGCTATTACATCAAGTGGTTGCCAATCATCTGAGTCATCTTCCTCAAAATAGGAAGTAACAGCAAGTTGGTCAATGTAGGAAAGGGCATCAGGCAAGTCATCATGCACACCTTGGGCAGGGAACATCAAAAGCTGATCTTTGAATTCGTCCCAATCTTCCTTGGAGTTCAGCAC